TTTCAGGAACTTCTGCGAGTTCGTGATGCTCAAGTTGGGATCGATGGTGGAGAACGTCCCGCTCATGTCCTTGGCGTAGGAAACCGTCACACCCGTGTTCTGGGTGGTGTACGGGTTATCGAACGCGAGCTGGATGCTGTAGCCGATCTTGTCGGGGATGGGTTCTCCCAGGGTAAACGCCTTGGTGATGACGCTCGATTGGTAGTTGGAACCGCCATCGAGGTAGGACGACACCTGAGTCGGGCTGGTGCGGGTATTCGGCAGGTAATCGTTGAAGGACCAGATTTGTCCACCGCCCTCGGCCACTGCGGTCATATCGCCCGCGAACATCAGGATTGGTCCGAAGTTGGCGAATGAGGTGGTGAAGAAGTCGTTCACCTGCCAGTTGTCCCAGTAGCCAAGCCAAGAGCGGGCCAGTGAGTGGTAGACGATGATCGCGTTGTTGCGAGGGATTAAGTCTTCAAGTTCGAGCGAGAACCCGTTTTCGAGAAGGATGGCGTACTCGCTTTCGAGACCAACACCGAACGGTCCTTCCTGAACGAACGGAACCGCGAGCATGTACCTATTGTTCCAGAACACCGCATCGCAGAGTTCCAGCTTGGTCTTATCGATGCGGCTGATGAGATCGTTGATCGGGCTGGAGAGAGCGAGGCCAACGCTGGTCTGGGTGCCCGCTTGGATCTGGGCCATCGACCGGATGCCATCACGCGAGAGGAAGAACACATCGGCACCGACAGCGGCGATGGATCGGTGCGAGGAGCAGCCGATGTTTCCGCTGATGATCGAGATGGACCAATCGGCAGGATCGAGCGTGGGATCAGCATCCACATACCAGATGGACCGCTCTTTGAACACGATCAGTCGGTATCCGAACCACGAGTAGAGACCTCGAATCGGATCGCCATCACCGCCCACGCGAATGGAGCCGAGGGGGTCCCAAGATTCGCCATCGAGGATGTCCGAGAAGTAGAGGGTATCGGGTGTGATCGCGGTATCTGCCGAGGCGCACCAGAGACGATTGGTGTGCGTGGTCAGATAGATCGGCTTGCTCGGAGGCGCGAGCGAAACGAAAGCGACTGCGTGAGAACCGCCGCCGCCAGATATATTTACAGTTGGAGCGGTAACGTATCCACTTCCATGATTTGTAATGCTGATTGCTACCAAGTTTCCGTCATTGGCAACAATGGCAACGGCTGTCGCAGTTACACCGCTTGGGGGAGCAGAGATGGTTACGGTGGGAACAGTGGAAAGATTTGACCCCTGATTGATGACATCGATGCGGCTGATCTTTCCGGCTGCAACGGACGCATTCGCGTTCGAGCTGTTCACATACTTCAACGAGTTGTAGCCGTCCGAGTAGAACAGTTTCTCGTTGAGCTGGGCGAAGTAGACGTAATTGGCCAGCGGGCTGAACGTGGAGCCAGAGATGAGGTTGTACGAAACGCCAGGGGAACCAGTGTACAACTGGTTGGTGTTTGCGTTGATATCATTCAGGGCGATGACCAGACGCTCTGATGCGGACGTATCGAAATAGAAGCCAGAGTAGACTTGGCAGTTGATCGGGAGGTTGGACGCGAAGTTGGAAGTGGTTGTATTCCAGTTCGTGATAACGTCTTCCCAGTTGCTCGTGATGCTGTTGCCAACCAGAGAAACGGACCCGAGGCGAGTGACCAGATTGCCGAAGTCATCGTAGTCCATGTTGATGGCCGACTCCAAGCTGGTCGCTGGAATGGCATCTGGACGAGTAGCGGAAACGACACCAGTGCTGAACCCATTGCTTCCATCCAGAAGCATCTGGTCGTCGAGTGCATCTGAGGATTGGAATGGCATTAGGTGATGTCCTGAAAGGTGTAGTCGTAGAGGCTGTCAGGAATGATCCGGCTGATCTGCTGCTGCTGACCTCGCTCCATGTCCTTCATAATGGAAACCTGAGCGGCTCCTTCTTGGAACTTCGCTTGGGCTTTGCCGTACTGCCGTGAGTATTCGAGGAGATCGCCTTCGGTGTAGGCCATCAGTGCATTCTCAACACCGTGCAGCTCGAAGTTGCTGTCGTTGGTGATGGTCTGAGCCTCACCGAACTGGCGCATCTGGGACTGCTTCTTGCCGAGAACGAAGAGGGTTCCGTTGACGTTTGGAACTGGGATGAGCTTGATCCTCGGGACACCGGCCAGTCCGTAGGCAACGTCCATGTTGCGGACCCAGTTCACGAAGTTGTTGGGCGTGGACTTGCGGCTATCGACGTTGTTCCAGGTGTTGGGATCGAGCTGGAAGAACGACACCCATTCAGCGGACGGGATCTCGATGCCATCGGTATCGCCGCTGATCGTGAACTTCGCGGCCACCGGGAAGTCCATGTACATGTTGTACCCGGTGTTCGAGGAGTAGGCCGTGGTGACAAAGGTGCTGATCGTATTGATCTCATCGCCATCAGCGACAGAGATCGAGGTTACTCCTAGGGTATCGTTCCACAGGCACGAATCCCAGATCATGGAGTAGCGGCGGATACAGAACTTCTTGGCCAACGTGAGCGTGGCCGAGTCCGTGAACGACAGCTTATCGCAAGCTGCTTGCGCTACTTCAGAGGGTTTCATTAGGCGAAGTATTCCAACGCAGTGATCGTCGAGGTGGTGCTTTGCTGAACCGAAGCATCCACGTTGTAGTTCAAGTAGATGTTACCAGGAGTTCCATATATATGGACCTTGTATGTCACAACAGAAGTGCTGCTTGGAGAGTCTAGGAACTCTATCTTAACATTGTTGATGGCTTCAACTTCACCATCCTCGTAGCTTGCTGATCCAATACCGGCAATTCCGGTTCCAGAACTTGTACCAATAGGATTACCGTTTCTGGTAACACGGAAAACAAAGTTCTTTGAGAACCCAGTCTTGCACGAGTAATTGATAACAGCAGAGAAGAGAATCTTTGAACCAGTGCTTCTTGGGGTTATAGTAACAGTCATCAAGTCAGCACCAGATCCGGTGGTTGATGCAGCTACTACTACCCTAGCATTGTAGACAGCCTGACTGGATTGCGGAGAGTTTGAGGCATTTGGAGAGACATCGCTTACCGTTACAACGCGAAGCTTACTTGCTGCATCAATAATCAGGATCTTATCGGTAGATAAAGCGGGTGTCTGAGTAGTGATATTCGGGAACGTAACCACGTTCGCGTTCACCGTCAGAAGATCGGTTCCGGCATTTCCGATGGTGCTGTTGCCATTGACGGTCAGGTTTCCGGTGGCGAATAGGTTGCCGCTGGTTGAGATGGTTCCAGTGGCAGCGATGGTGCTTGAGAAGGTGGCAGCACCAACGACGTTTAACGTATCACCAAAGTAAACCGCTCCGGGGATATCAACACCGCCGTTAAACGTGGCGAGACCGCTGCAACTCAAGGTGTTGAGGGCAGTGCTTGTTCCAACAGTCAGGCTTCCTGCGATGTTGCTTGATGCGGCAGCGTTTGTCTGGGTGATGCTTCCATACACCGACAAGTTGCTTCCGGTTGAGATGTTTCCGGCCCCTCCGGTTGAGATGTTTCCGGTAACCAGCAGCGTTGATGAGATCGTGGTGGCTCCCGTGACGGCCAAAGTGGACGAGAGGGTTGTGGCACCGGTCACACCGAGAGTGGAGCCGATAGTGGCCAACCCAGTGACTGCGAGGCTGGAGGAAAGCGTTGTAGCTGCGGCGACACCCAAAGTACCGGCGATCTGGGTATTACCGCTTGCAGAGGCAACTGTGAGCTTACTGGTAGCAACGCTAAAATCCCCGACGATGTTCGCTGCGGTGGTGGAAAGCTGGAGTGAGGAATCGGTTCCGCCACCATCGCTGACGCTCTTGAGGGTTCCGCTGAGGCTGGCGTTGTCGGAGGTCTTGAGTAGGCCAGTGTAGGTTGATGCTACTGAACTGCCTGTAAGTGGGGTTGCCATACTATTCCTTGGGAAGTGCGTACCATCCTTCGTGGATTGTCACGCGGTTTCGACTCTTGATGATTTTGCCGTCCGCATCCTTGGCCCACACATGGGCTTTGACGCTTTCAGCCAGTCTGACTGGTTGTCCTGGAGGGACCATTACCACTCTTGTCGGTGTGCATCCCGGCAGCATCAATGCGAGCATTGAGGCGAGCCACGAGGCTTTGATCTTTGGCTCCGTCTTCACTTGTTTGGTCCTTCTGTTCCAGCAGCTTGTCTAGTGCTGCTTTCATCAGTCCCTGTGAGACGCTGGCTAGGGGGTCCATGTTTGATGAGTTTTGCGTGGAAGATTGAAGCCCAGACGAAGATCCCTGCGAGTCCGCAGTTCATTAGGATCTCGGTGTTTGGGGGTGTGGAAAGGGTCAGGCAATTCCCGAGGGCACCGGCAGCGGTTCCTGCGAGACAAATGCGGAGTACTAAGCTACCGCCAACGTGGAATCGCTCAACGATTCCGCCGGTTCGATAGAGCAGTACCATGAAAGCAGAAACGCCAGCGGCAAGGACTCCGCTGGCGATCACATTAACGATGGTTGCGAGCCTCATTTCTTTCGGAATTTGTCGATCACGAATTCGACACCGTGCAGTCCTAGGAAGCCCATGATGAAAGCCGCTGCGTACTGGGTGTTGGAGTTCTGCATATTTAATGCATCGACCACCAGCGGCGTGAGGTAATTGGCCGATAGAGTACCGGCCATGAGTGAGGTGAGAGTAGTGAACCAGTTCTTATGGCCGTCCTTTTTGACGGTCACAAGTGAACCAGCGAAACCAGCCACGAGGAGTCCGATGTTAATTCCAAGATCTCGTAGCTGATCTTTCACTTGCTCTTGTCCTCCGATGAAGCGTCTTGGGCTTTGAGCGATGCGAACATCGCACCGGCACCACCGACAGCGGCGGCGATGGCGTTGGCCATATCACCGGCGATGGCCTGCTTGATTGAAACGGAGAGCGCGGCCAGTAGGACAGCGACTCCGCCAGCGGTGGTTTTCCAATTCTTCATTCTGCTTTAGGTGGTTGTGCGGCTGCGATGATGAGGTCGGCCAACGGTACTCCTACTTTTGCATTCTGGAAGCCGCCAGCTTTGATGGCGACATCGATGAGTTGGAGGAGTTGATTGGCCTGCTCGGTGCTGAGTTCGATTTTGATCATGCGGCAGGAGCTTCAGCAACAGGAGCCTGTTCGTCAACAGCGGCGACAGGAGTTTCCGTATTGACCAAAACCGGCACAGCTTGCTCAACGAGCGGCGGGACGATTTGCACCGGAGGATTCCACGGCAGCGGCAGAGCAACCACG